CCCCCTAACACTCCTCGCGAAGCCCGTCCACTATCGACGGCGTGCCCGATATCCAAGCCGGTCCAGACGGAAATTCGTACGCCGCACCACCGGCGCCCGGCAACGGGGGCACCGGCAATATCGCCAAGGTTGAGATAGCGCCCACCGGACAGGGCGGCTTCCAAGTCGCGGCGTTTACCAAGGACGGGCGTCCACCACAGCCCATTCCCGTGCCCTCCTTCCAGGCGCTTGTGCAGCTCCTCGGCAAAGCCTTCGGGCCCGCGGCCGGAGCGGGCGCGCCGCCGCAAGGTCCGCCGCCGCCACCTCCCGACCAAGGACCACCGCAGGGAGGACCGCCCGCAGGCGGACCACCACCCGACGACGAGGACGGCCAGTAGTCGACACCGCTATCGCGCGAGCGGTTTGTTTCGGCGCGCGTGAAGGGACCCTATGACCGCGCAGCCGGACGACCTAATCGTGACGACGGCGACGATGTCGGCCGACGAGATTCGCGAGAGTCTTGGCGAGCCCAAAGAAGCGCCGAAACCGGACGTCACGCCAGAAGAAGAAGCCGACGACGCTAGTAAACCGGACTCCGCGCTCTCGGAGGCCGGTCGCACGCTTCGTAACAGTCGCGGGGACGCCCGCAAAGCGAAGCTGCACGCGGAAATCGAGGATCTGGCGCGCAAGCGCCTTAACGCCCGCCTCGATTTCGAGCGAGAAGAGCTAGAGCGTAAACAGCTCCGGGAGTCGCAGCCGCCCGCGAAACCCGCTGCGTCCACGCCGACCCCGACCCCGACCGTTGCGCGCGCAGCGGGACCGACTGAGAGTTTCAAGTTTCCTGATTTCGATGCGTGGCAAGCCAACGGACATACAGAACAAACCTACGAGGACTACGGCGACGCTCGCGCGGATGCCCGCTACGAGTGGAACCGGCAGCGAGAGTTTCACGAGCAGCAGCAACGCGAGAACGCCCGGATCGACGCCGAACGTAAAACCGCCTGGGAGAAAGCCCACGCGACTTTCCGCGCTGATCACGCGGACTTCGACGCCGTGCTCGAGGCCACTGTTGTCCCGGTTACACCGGCCACGCAGCCCCAGCCAGACGGCTCACCCTCGCCGCTCTACCAACTGATTCGTAGTTCGGGAGAGAAGGCGCCGCAGATTCTCTACTACCTGGGTAAACACCCCGAGGAAGTGCAGGTACTGGCGCAAGCGCCAAATCCGCCCGCGCTTCTGTACGCCTTCGCCCAAATGGAAATGCGCGCGACTGGGTCGATCACGCCCCCGGCCGCACGCCCGACGCCGGTCACGCCTCCGGCCCCAACCACGCCTGTTAGTGCCGCGGCCCCTCCGCTGACTCCGATCAGTGGCGGCACGCAGCACGCCCGCAGCCTGCAATCCCTCGCCGAAGACGAGGACGCCGACGCCTACATCCGAGCGCGTCGTGCGGAGTTAAGGCGCACGGGCTAGGAGAGTCATCGTGCCCAACCCGATCGCAAACGTTCTCCTCACAGACAACGTCATCGCGAAAGAAGCGCTGATGATTGTCGAGAACAACCTCACGATCACCAAGCTAATCAACCGTCGCTACGAACCGAAGTTCGCCCAGGACGGCAACAAGATTGGCGACACTATCAACATCCGCCTGCCAGTTCGGTGGATGGGCCGCACGGGGGAGCCGATGGCCCCCGAGCCCGCGGTCGATCGGACGATCCCGCTCGTGATCAATCAGTTGATCGGTCAGGACCTCCAGTTCTCCAACGTCGACCTGACCCTCAAGATCGACCAGTTCAAGGAACGCTACCTCGATACCGCGTGCGCCTCGATTGCGAACCGCATCGATCAATCGGTGTGTATGCAGTACCTCAACTGCCCGAACTTTGCGGGCACACCCGGCGTCGTCCCAGCCGCGCTCGATCCGTACTTCGACGCGTCGGTCACGCTCTCGAACTTCGGCGTCCCCCAGAGCAAGCGCAACATCGTGATCTCGCCGCGCATGGAGGCGACGATCGTCAACGCGTTGAAGGGCTTGTTCCAGGCGGCAGCGAAGATCGCCGACCAGTACACGACGGGCGAGATGGGGCATGTCATTGGCTTCGACTGGTACATGGACCAGAACATCGTCGCGCATACCGTCGGCGCGCTCGGTGGGGCGCCCTTGGTGAGCGGTGCGAACCAGACCGGCAGCACCATTCTGCTCAAGGGATTCACCGCGGCGGCGGGACCACGACTCAAGCAGGGTGATGTGCTCACCTTTGCGGGAACTAACTCGACCAACCCGCAGTCGCGCGCGGACAACGGCGAACTCCGCATGTTCGTCGTGACGGCCCCGGTCAGCTCGGATGCGTCGGGCAACGCGACTGTGCCCATCTTCCCGGCGATCGTCACCACAGGCTCGCTCCAGAACGTCACTGCGTCGCCCGCCGATGGCGCCGTCGTGAAAGTCTTCGGCGATCCCGCGAGCCACGCGAGCCAAGTCACCAGACAGGGCCTCGCGTTCCACAAGGAGTGGCTCACCGCGGCGTTCGTCGACCTCGACCTCCCGAAGGGGATGGCGATGGCGGCGCGCGCGAAGAGCGACCAGCTCGGGCTCTCGATCCGGATCGTCAAGGGCTACGACATCCAGAGCAACCAGGAGCTGTGCCGACTCGACGTGCTCTACGGGCTCAAGCAGACGTACGAAGACTTCTGCTGCCGTATCGCGGCCTAGTCTCACGGCGCACGTCGCGTTCCGGCGTGCGCCGCTCACTTCTTCTGAAAGGGCCGTCATGCAATATCCGAGATGGGTCTACCACAAAGAACATGCGGTCGACGGGGTCTTGGTGCCCCGCGCAGAGGATGAACCCAAAGGGGATGGCTGGGTCTCGACGCCTGCGGCCTTCGACCCAAACTACGTCGAACCGCCGCCGCTCCCACCCGAGGATCTTGCGCGGGGCGGGCGCCCGTTTGTCGCCTATCCGACGTGGCGCTACGCGGCCCATGAAGAGCCGCGGCTCGTGGCGAGCGCCGAGGAGGACGAGCAGCTCGATAAGGCGATCTGGAAAGACTCGCCTGCGGCGGTGTCGCCGACGACCACGCCACACAACGCGACGCCTCCTGTGCTCCCGCCGCCAGCGTCTCAGTTCGCACGAGTGATCCCTGCGGACAGGAAAGCCAAGGACAAGGAGTAGTCGTGCGCGTCACCGTCGAGGCACTCATCACGCGGGCGCTCCAAGAAATCCGCGTGCTCGGCGCGGACGCGCAGCTCGACGACAGCGATGCCGATCTCGCCTTGAGCTATTTCCAAGGCATGGTCGATCAGTTCCAGATCGACGGGTTCCTCACCTACCACGAAGCGCGCTACGACTATCTTCTCGACCCGCAGCAGCGGCAGTACCTCGTGGGACCCACGGGGCCGGACTGGATCGGCCCCGTACCGAACCTCCTCGTCTCGGTGAGTGTGATTCCGGCCGATCAAACCGGCGACAACCGGACGGAGTATCCCCTCGAGCAATACAACGACGATCGGTGGGCGGCGATCCCGCAGAAGTTCACCACCTCTGACTATCCGTACATCTTCCACTATCAGCGCGAGGCCGACGACCAGGGGACGTTTACTATCTGGCCGGTCCCGCTCACCTCGGCGACGTTTGTCGTTCGCACGGCGATCGCGCTTCAAGCCCCTGCGACGCTTACGACCATGCTCGTGTTTTTGCCGGGGTACTACGAAGCATGGGTGCTGAACCTCGCGCGCCGCCTCGTGCGTCCCTTCGCCGCGAACGAAGCGCCGACGCTGGCTGAGGCGGCGAATCGCGCACTGGGCGCCGTCAAGCGCATGAACGATCCGGGCCCGCCGCTCCAGCGCAGTGATGCGGCGCTGCTCGGCGGCTTTGGCGGCGCCTCGAGCGGGATTCTTATTGCGAGCGCGGCGCAGAACGCAGCGGTGACGTGGGGGCAGATCGTCGGGGACCTCTCGAGTCAGACCGACCTCTCGGCGGCGTTGAACCAAAAGGTGGACCAGAGCGGGAGCTACAACGATCCCGCATGGCTCGCCGCTCTCGCGGCCAGCAAGGTGCGAGGCGTCTTGACCGTCGCACAAGGCGCGATCGGGCTGTCGGCGTACACCACCGGTGACCTACTCGTCGCCTCCGACGCCGCGCATCTCGTGGCGCTCCCAGCCGCCGTCTCCGGGCAGGTCTTAACGTCGATGGGTATCGGCGTCAAACCGGTGTGGGCCGTGCCTGCGGCGCCCGCCTGGGGCACGATTAGCGGATCGATTACGACTCAGGCCGACCTGATGGCGCAGCTCGCCCTACGCGCGCCGCTCGCCTCACCGAACTTTACAGGCGTGCCGCTCGCGCCGACGGCGGCGCCGGGCACGAACACGACACAACTCGCGACGACGGCGTTTGTGGTCGCCAACAGCGCCTCCCTCGCAGGCACCTGGGCGCCGATTAACTCGCCCGGTCTTACCGGCGTGCCGACGGCGCCGACCGCGGCGCTCGGGAACAACAGCAACCAGCTCGCGACGACGGCGTTCGTCGAGACGCAGATTGCGGCGAACCCTGGGCCGACGGGTCCGCAGGGCGCTCCTGGACCCGCAGGCGCCACGGGCCCACAGGGTAATCAGGGGCCCGGTGGCGCGATCGGCTCGGCCGGACCCGCAGGACCTATTGGCCCGAACGGACCGATCGGACCGGCAGGACCAGCCGGGACAACGGGCCCCCCAGGACCGACAGGCGCGACCGGGCCCGCGGGTCCGGCTGGGAGCGGCAGCGGTAACGTCATTGGCCCAGTC